TAAAACCTTTTATTTCTTTACTTCCATATATCGATATTATAAATTCACCTGTTACATATCTTGTACCACTTACGTTTGTTCTATCAATATGATCGTCGTTGTCTAAATATGCTTCAACGTGTCTTTTCCCAAGTTGACAATAATAATCAGTTATCATTCCAGGTTCTATCTCATCTTTGAAATATTTATAACAACCTTGGCCAAGTGGAAATCTTACTAAATCTGAATCACGTGTTTGATTTCTGGTGTCGACATTGTTTAAAGAAAAAAACATAGCTTGATTTTTTGCAAACAATGCCTCCATTTGATGCACAACATTATTAATTGTTCTTATTGCGTTTCTTGTGACCTCAGATATATCTTTCTTCCACCATTGACTGGGATTCCAAACTTGGCCTATTAACAATTCAAAATGATGATGTATTTCATTTGCTGCATCTCTAAACAAATTTGGATCATCTAATAGTTTTTTATTAAAATCCATTTTAATAAATGGATAACCATGTCTTGTATTCATCTCTTTATTAATTTGTTTTATTGACCAATTCATTTCATCACACAAAACTTTATAGTCTCGTATACCTGGATGATTGTGTAACGTTGTTTCTTTTGCCCAACCATACAGCATATGGTTTTTTTCAGCATTATTTGTTTCACTTTTTAAATTGTGCTGAAGTGCATTAAACCACATGTATCCCAATTGATTGTCTGCTGGATCAATTTCTAATATAAGATTGTCGAATTCATTAGCAATATCACGCAACTCAACATATACTTTATTCATTTTTTAAAATATCTCTTGCATTTCCTCCAAGTATTCTTGTCAGCTCTGAAGTGCTACCTACAAACAGGTTGTTATTTGTTACCTTCTTAGCTTGTTCAGAGTCCGAAAGTATTTCTTTAGCTTGCTTTTGTAAATTAACCACCTTTTCATTCGTATCTGTAACAGTCTTAATAAGTGTTGCTATTACTTCATATGCTCTCGGATGTTGTGATTGTCTTGCAATATCCATTAAGTCCTCTAAAGAGTGACGCCCCTTTTCGATAAGGTCCATATAGTTTTCACGAGCATACTCTAGGTCTAATTCTGTTTGACTTTCCTTAGGCCTTTTATCTTCTCTGTCAGGTAATGTGACAGTTTTATCGTCAACGGGTGTGACTTCTAGCGCATTGGCAATTGGATCAGTTAGATCTAAAGGATCTTTAGGAGGCAGAGTTTGCTGAGCCATCGAAAAACTCCTCAAAGTTAATAATGTAATCATAATCATCGTCTGCATCAATTAGAGATTTATCGATTGACAGACTCGAGTTTGTTGTTGGGCTACCATTTGATAGTAAGCCTGGAGTAATCGTAGTTCTGTGGTGAAGTACGTTAGCAGATGTATTAACTGTAGCATAAACTGTGTTTGCAGGATGATTATTAGCAAGTACTGAGTTCGTATCAACATAAAAGTTAAGATTAGCAGTTTTAATAATACCAGTCTTAACAACTCTTGGAAATAATTGTCCTTTAAGTGTAAATGTTAAAGTATGAATTATGGCTCGCCTTTGAGTGAAGTCAGACTCATATGTATCCTGTACACTGATTGCATCAAGAACTACAGGAATATCAATCTTCCAATTCATTTCTGGAATAATTGTAGCAGAGACTGTAAACTCTGGAGTAAAATAAGGAACAATTTGCTCAATTATTCTTGTTGAATCTTCAACATACTTAGACATAATATTGAGCTCAAAAGTAATATCATATGGTACTGGATTGTACATTGTACGTAGTTTTGATTGTTCATTTGAATTAGCAGTGTATACATTTTTTCTAATTGTATTCAACTTACGTTCGGTTGCATAATTTAGACCAATCCATTCGAATGACATACGAGGTAGAGTGATTGCTACTTCTCTATCAAGATTTGGATCTTGTTCAAGTCTAGCAAGAGTTTTATCACGAGGTCCATATGCTAATGGTATTCTTAAATCTTGTACTCTGTTTCCATTACTATCAGTTCTAGAGATACGAATATCGTTGAATAGCGTTCCAAAAATAATAACATATTTACGAAGCGTTTCGTGATAAAATTGTGTACCAAACATTATAAGTTACCCTCACTAAATGGATCTGCTTCACTGAAGTCTAATATAGAATCACCTTGAGTTTCAATGTAAATACTTTCTGAATCAGTAATTGTATCAAAATCTCTAGCTGTATCAGCGCTTGAATCCAATCTATCTTCATCTTCTGATAGCAACCTATAACCATCCTCGGTGAAAATTGGTAGATCGTTTTCTGTTGTCATCTCAACTTCACTGTAGATATCAAGTGAATGTGTTGTTTGAATTTGATCAATAACATCAATTTTTGTATTAAATCTTTCGTTACTATACTCAAACAACTCACAAGTTAATTCGTAAAATTGTAATGAACCCATTTGATAAAAAACTGGTTCATGTTCAACAAAATTAATTTGGAACATCTTTTCATTTAAAGGTAAGAAAATAAGATCACCTTCTCTCGGTCTAAATATATTTTGTTCTTGTTCAACTGATTCTGCAAAATGTCTTCTTGCCACACAAAGCGTCATTTGATCTCTTATCTCTAAACCAAACTTTGATAAGAAATCACCTTCACCTTGAAATCCATCAGCACTTTTTATATACATCACAACATCTGTTACTTCTTCAAATTTTGCTTCTTCATCTTCGGTGTATAGTTCATCTTTTGCAACAATTGTTTTTCCTAGATAACCAACCTCAATTCCATAAATTTTAATGGATTCTGTTACCAGATCTTCAATAAGCCTTTGCTCAGCAGTATTGGTTGTGTGATTAAAATACAGACTACCTAAAGCCATTACTTACCATTTCTCCAAGTACCACCTTTTTTCTTATACCATTTGGCTGCCCAACCATTTGCATAAGCAGATGGATATACATCGAACTTAGAACGTGCCAATGCTTTTGCTTGAGACCACAGCTTTGGATTATTAGGTTTACTGGCCTCTGTTAGATTAAACTCTTTAAAACTTTTCATTTCCGTTCTCACGTTGATAGGTTTGTTTCCAGTACCTGGTCTATCTACTTGTGGGTCTTTTGCTCTCTTTCTTCTTGCAGCAGATGCTCTTTCTTTTTTAGACATTGAATGTGCTTTTTGTCTTGGTAAACATTTTGGTTTACCTTCTCCAGGTTCTCTTGCACAATCGCCTTTTATGTTTCCTTTAGTATCCATACGAACCCAATCACCTTTAGGTCCTTTACCAAACCAGTCTTTTAAGGATTCATTTTGCCAGTTAGAATAGTGTGTTGAATATTCTAAAAATGTGAGCATAATTAACCTGTTAAATCATGAACTGGTAATGAATATGCGCTAATCATTTCTTCTTCAAGTTTATTTTTTGCTTCCATTCCTTGCGTTAAAATGCCATCACCATTAAATTGTAACCCTCCTGGCAATTGCATACCAGAGAATTTTGTTAAGTTCATACCCCACTGAACCTGAATTAATGCAGTTGCATATTCCAACAACCATCTATCACCCCATACATCTGTGTATGTGTCGGGATCAACTTTTGTGTAAACCTCAAAAACCATATAGTTACCAACATTAACTTTTTGCCAATCCATATCAACATAAATTCTATTAACGTGTCTATTAAATCTCAGTGGTTGTTTACCAACTAGAATCTCTTCAATAAATCTAATATTTTGAAAGTTCATGTAAAAAGGTACAAGGTCATATCTTGATAAATCATATAGATCGTTTAAAGCAATTTGATACCTTACGTTAAATAAATTGTTTGTTGATGTGGCATCACCAATATCAAACATATTAATAACACCAATTGTATTGGTATCTGAAACAGATATATACCCATTTGTTTTATCATCGGCTGTAACTATATGCTTTAGGAATCCTCTACTTGATCCATCAAAGTGATAGTCATGATAGTATGATAATGCTTGATCAATACGATCGTCTACTTGGTCATCATCAACGTTAATTTCAACAACTGGTTTACCTAATCGTCTTAAACAATTTTCTTTAAATGTTTCTCTTGAATTTGGTGTTGCCATTATACCCTCAATGTAACAGATGTGGTTTGAGCTGAATTAGCATAAGGTTCAGTGTTAGCATTCCGAGGAGTAAATTTAAAATTTGTGTTCAAAATAACCTTAACTGTCTTACCGTTTTCTAGTTTTCTTATTGTCATGATACATTGTTCCTACAATGCAATACACCCTCAACTAATTTTGTATTTGTTGAAGATCCGTCGCTAACTTTAACATCATAGACATATCTTTTATCACCAATTAGGAAAGCGGTTTGTGTATCAGTAAGAGACAAAGTGAGATCACCATTAGATGCGGCAACTGCTGTAAATGCAAGAGTTGATGATGATGAAGTGTTAATCTGTGCATTTGAATATGTAGACTTAATAACAGCGTTAACAGTGTAACCAGATATATCAACACTGTCGCCACTTGTATCAACTACTTTAATTGTAGTGGTGAAATCTGAATTTCTGTCGAGAAAAATATCTGCTTTGACAGCCATTTTGAGCTCCTAAATACGTATACAACTCTATTTATAATTCTAAATTAATGGATTCGTATGAGTAAAGTATTTGAATTGAGAAAACATGCTCGTAACAGAAGACTGCCAGCAGCCATAAGACTGGGTTCTAATGCGCCTGATGTTACTGTTCATAACTTGTATTTATATTATGACCTCAATGATCCATCAAACTATACAGGCATTAAAACAGCACAAGAACGACACGATAATGCAGTCGTTGGTGTAAGTACTGGTAGAGATGTGTATGATTTGGGTGAGTATTATAACCAGATACATACAAATCAAATAATGTTAAAAAGTAATATTAAAGCACACAACACAAGATTTGCAATGTTAGAACCTAACTGCGATATTCCATTCCATATGGATCCACCAGACATTTATAATATTATATCTCCATTGACTGATCCTATTGAATTCAAAACGAAAGAATTACAAGCAAAGTTACAGGTTGGTGAAATTTGGTTTGTTAATCCAAGTTACATGCATTCAACGTCACATCAATCGAAAAATACAAGAGTGGCTATTTTAGCTAACTTTAATTATTCAGAGGAAGTCTATGAGTACCTTACCGGGCTATTATGAATTAAATCCAGAAGAGAATCACTTCACTGATGTAACTGCTGATGTAACACATAAATGTAATATGGAGTGTAAAAATTGTTATGTTCCAAATAGAGATATTCCGGACATGGATATTGATAAACTTATTGATTGCATAAGTAGATTTCCTAAACGTACTATGATTAGAATTATGGGTGCGGAACCAACAATGCGTGTTGACTTACCTGAGATAATCACTAGAATAAAACAATCGGGACATAGATGCACTTTGCTTACAAATGGACTAAAGCTAGCAAGTAAGAGATATGTGCAAACACTAAAAGATGCAAAGCTGACACATATCTATTTAAGTCTTAATGGTGTTGACAATGACGACTGGTATGAACACATTGATGAAATGAGATGTGCGAAACAAAAGATAATGGCATTGGAAAACATCCACAAAAACAGATTTATTATAGATACTGGTACAATAGTTTGTAAAGGAATAAACGACGAAGCACCTACAAGATTAATTAATTTGTTCAAACAAAAAGGTATTGATAACGCCTTAATTAGACTAAAGAATGTTGGCCAACATGGCAGATACTTATTGCCAAGTAAAGACAATTATAGTATGGATGGATTAATTAAACTTTGTTCAGAACAGTTTAATCTCTCTGTTGATTATATTAATTCGTGGAGAGACAAACCAATATATGGAGATCATGTTGAGCCAGACACATTTATTTTTCCTCTCGAAGAAAAATCAGCTAACAAATTATTTCACAGGTCTGGCTACTGGTGCAAAATTGCAGATTGGGACAGTCATGATGATACTAGGCTTTACCCATTCATGGAGCAAACTCGCCGAGGAAGAATTACTGAAAAATTTAGAGTTGCACCTCTTCCCGCTCACATCGTGGCGAATGAAGGATTCTATTGATGGATGGGATGACGGAGATTCTTCCTGATTATTTTGAATCAGCTAACGATGTTGAATTTAATCCTATAAGACTACTTTATAATAGCAGAAAATGGAAATACTATCATATAGTTGAATACAAAGACTACTATCAGGCATATACATCT